TTATAGCATTACAGACCTGAGTATGTCTCTAAACTACTCAATTTTCTTTTCAATCAAAGGAGTAAGTAATGGCCTATGGCGATGACATTACCGAGGGTATTCCCTACGTACTTTCCAACCCTGCTGGCTCGACTAACTATCAAGCCACAGGAGTTGCCTACGATATAGCCATCAATGGGCTGCCATTCTTTCTGGCTGCCAGCGATGATTCACCTTATCGCCGTGTAACGGCGCAGTATCGTAAGCAGCAGTATGACCAGACCAGAGAAGCAGGCGAGCAGTCGCTAACTGGCTGGTGGTTTAGATCTCAGTCATCATTTCATTTAGGTCAAGGAATCAAATACTTTGAGCCTGCTCAAGATGAGTCACTGCGATTCCAGTACACAGAATCCAAAGGTCTAGATGTCTGGACTAAGGGCCAAGCAAGTCTTATCTATGATGTAGACCTAGGTCACGTAACTCAGACTGCTATTCAATCTAACGGTAGACCAGGACAATTCTTACGTTCTATCAAGTGGACTAAGAGTGGCAACACATATGATGGTTGCTTACTTCTTGATGGTTATGACATCAATAAGGTTTATGCAACTATCTCTGCGACTGTAACTACCAAGGCTCTAACTTCTAACGTGGCTACGCTGACTACCAGCGCTGCTCACGGTATGGCAGTAGGTATGACTGTAGATGTATCTATCTCTGATGCCACATTTGATGGTTCATTTACTATTACCGCAGTAACCAGTACTACCTTGTCCTATGCCAAGACTGCATCCAATGTAACTTCTACTGCAGCAACAGGAACTGTCTCTAGCAATGACACCCACTTCCAAGACTATGCAACCTCTGGTGCCTACAAGGTCTACGGACTATGTGATGATGGAGTCTATGCCTACTGGATAGCACTGATTGATGACGCTGGTACCGACAAGACTGCTATGTATAAGAAACTACTCAATAATGATGCAACAGTGTCACCAACAGAAATGTTTAAGACCACATCCATTGTGGTCAATAACGCAGTAATGGAGTTTACCAAAGAACGTATCGTTACTGTTATCAACAACAAAGTATTTGAAATTTCAACTACCGCATCTGCTCTACCTACTGCTGTCTATACCCACCCAGTAGATGACTTTACCTACACCAGCATCACATCAAGCGGTGCTGCTATCTATGTCACTGGCTATAGCGGATCTCAGTCTAATATCCAGAAGTTTACCTTGGCATCTAATGGAACGATGCCTACCTTGACTAGCGCTATTACTGCAGCAGAGATGCCTAGCGGTGAGCGTATCTTCAAGATTCTTTACTATCTAGGCTATATGCTTATTGGTACCGATAAGGGACTACGAATAGCAGCAGTATCTGATGATGGCTCACTTGCCTATGGTCCAATAGTTTTTGAAACAGAGCAACCTATCTATGACTTTGCTGCCCGTGACAAGTTTGTCTGGTGCGCTACTAACGTAGATGGCTCTCCTGGAACTACCCGTATAGACCTATCCACACAGATTTCACCATTGGTATTTGCCTACGCTTGGGATACCTACTACTACCCACAGACCGCTGGTGACCGTATTACAGGCCGTCAGACCACTGCCTGTGCGTTCCTCAATGGAACAGATAGATTGGCTTTTACAACCAATCACAGCAGCACTAATGGTCGTGTCTACATAGAGTCTGACACTACCTTGGTATATGAAGGTTATCTACAGACTGGTTATGTTCGTTACAACACTCTTGAAGGTAAGTTATTCAAGTTACTTACCCCGCGTATTGATACCACCAATGGTGGCTTGAGTATCTCATCTATCTCCTATGATGGAACAGAGTATCCAATCGGATCATTTGCTCAAGAATCTGCAGTTCAAGAAATCGGTATCCCATATCCACAGGGAGCGCAAGAGTATATGGGCTTCAAGTTTACCTTGACCCGTGATACTTCAGATAGCACTCTTGGACCACTCTTTACTGGATATCAACTCAAGAGCCTTCCAGCAGTACCACGTCAGCGCTTGATTCAGTATCCATTATTCTGCTATGACCACGAGAGCGACAAGTTCGGAGTGGAAGTAGGTTATGAAGGTTCTGCTTGGGACCGTATGCAACAACTCGAAGCAGTAGAAAATGCAGGCGATACCATCCGAATAGAGGACTTCCGTACAGGAGAATCCTTTATTGGCCTGATAGAAGAGATGGACTTTATCAACCGTACACCGCAAGACAAGAGGTTCACTGGATTTGGTGGAACCTTAGTTGTCACAATTAGATCCGTATAGGAGCCTGCAATGACCCCTACTGAATGGGCAATGCTTATTGCCACAATTCTTGGTATTACATCAACCCTGTTTATGGCACTGCGCTGGATAGTCAAGTCATTTCTTTATGAACTTAGACCTAATGGTGGCTCTAGTATCAAGGACACAGTAGTTCGACTTGAACAACGCGTCGATGAGATTTACAAGATTCTGGCAGAAAGAGGATGACAAGTGAAACCTGTTGCAAAGCGTGCAACACCTGCAGCAATTGCCGTTCTCAGGCAGGCAACTGCGCTTGTACCCAAGCGGAACAAGATATCGGATGGACTTCTGCCAAGCAAGGCTCACATCAAGGCAAGTCCTAACTCAGATCACAATACAGGCTTAGCAGTAGACCTGACCCACGACCCAAAGGCAGGTATTGACTGTGCCGAGATTTTCGAAAAACTTAAAGAAGATAACAGGGTTTCCTACCTTATCTTCAATAAAAAAATTTGGTCACGCGACAAGGCTAAGTCTGGCAATCGCGTTTATACTGGTAGCAACCCTCACACTAAGCATCTTCATATCTCTATCAACGCTGATATGGCTAATGATACTAGCCCTTGGTTTTGGTGGATGAATCAACCTAAAGTTGTGAATCAGATTGTGGCTGGTCTTCAGCCTCAACCTAAGAAGAAGGTTGCAGAAGGTACCATTGTGGTACCAGTATGTACCTGTTGTCAGGTTCACAAACCCAAGAGAAAGGCACGATAGTGGAAACACTAAAGCAAATCTCTCTAACCTGGTTCCGCGCTGCAGCATCTGCTGCTATTGCGTTGTACCTTGCTGGAGAAACAGACCTCAAAACCCTTGGAGCAGCAGCACTTGCTGGCTTCCTTGGCCCAGTCCTAAAGTGGCTAGATCCGTCTGCTACTGAGTTTGGACGTGGAAAGAAGTAGTTTGTAAGAGCGCTGCGAGAAAAGGCCCTTCAGGAGAAATCCTGAGGGGCTTCTTTTTTGTTGCCTAAAAACTTTCCTCTTTGTCTACTGGACAGGGAACTTTAACTAGGTTGCCACAGTTAGCACAGGTAGCATCTAAACCCCACCAAGCAATATCGTAATCATCAAACTGAGCAAAGACATTAAAGACTGTGCAACCACAGGAACAAGCGTGGACTGGACCTAAAGAACGTAGGTCAGCAGCAGTAATAGGTGGAAGAGGAGTGCTATATTTCAGCAGCCGAAGTAGACGGAACCACATTCTCTGCACGGCTCCCTCCTTGAGGTCGGTCGCCTCTCGGCCTTTGGCCTCGGCACCGTAAGGTGCCGTTTAATTCGCCTTCGGCTCATATTGTAATAATCCATAAGAGTGTCGCTGACGCGACACGCCGTATCTCCACTACCATTATCCAGTGACCACATTAGTAGCAATCGAACTAGACGATAGAGCAGTCATAGCAGCAGACAGTCAGATAACAGAAGATAATCTGCGTACTATTAGTACATCCACACCTAAGATTATTCACGTAGGCAAGTACATACTAGGTCTTGTCGGTGATGCTAGGCCAGGAGATATCCTCGCCTATAACTGGACTCCGCCCACCTACAAAGGCGCAGACCCCGTGCAGTGGATGGGTAAGAAAGTTATGCCGTCCATACTCACGGCATTCAAAGAGAATGGATATGAACCTTATGAAGCGTCCAAAGACAAAGAAGCAGGATTCGACTACATTGTCGCGTTTAATGGGAATGTATTCCATATCGCGACGGACTTATCGTTTATCAAATCTGACCACAAAATTTATGGAATCGGCAGTGGCGGTGCTTATGCTCTCGGTTATCTTTATGATCGTGTGGGTCGTCTCACTATTGGTAATGTAGAGCAACACGCCGAGAAAGCCGTTCAAATTGCTTCAATGCTTGACATCAATACTTGTCCTCCGATTCAATGCGTCACTCAGGAGAGGATTATATGAGAGACAGATGGACTGTGAATGTCACCAGTGGCTCCATTGGTAACTGGGGTTTAGGTATTGATTACTACAGAGAATATGAAGATATGCCTTTGCAGATTATTGCTAGGATATTTGTAATCAATCTGATATTCTTTCGCATTACAATAAACAGGTGGGAAGAATACAAATGGATGTAAAAGATTTACTTATCAAGGCTCTCTACGAAAAAGAAAACAAACGACCACGTTCTACGCAGGTCCAAATAGGACCATCTGAACTAGGTAGTTGCCGTCGTAAGGTTTGGTACAAGTTACATAACCAGCCTGAGACTAATGAAAATGAATTGAAATTGGCTGCAATTATGGGAACTGCTATCCACGACACCATTGAAAAGGCTTTATCAAATAACAAGGAAGTTCTACTAGAGCAGAGCGTAGAACATAATGGGATGAAAGCCCACGTAGATCTCTACATCCCTGGGACAGGAGATGTAGTTGATTGGAAGACAGTGAAGTTGAAGAACCTCACTTACTTTCCAAGCCAGCAGCAACGCTGGCAAATACATACTTACGGATACTTAATAGAACAAAGTGGATTGGGGAAGGTCCACAATGTGCATCTTGTGGCTATACCACGAGACGGTGACGAGCGCGATGTAAAGGTCCACTCAGAGAAGTACGATTCTTCCATCGCGCTTGAAGCCTTATCTTGGTTAGAAGGTGTGAAGCAATCAGAGTTTCCACCAGAGCCTGAGAAGGATGAGAGTTACTGTAAGTTCTATTGTAAATACTACGACTCGTCAGGTGAGATGGGATGCGTTGGTCTAAAAAAAGAACGTACAAAAATTGAATTACCGTTAATAGAGGATAGATCAGCAGCAGACAAAGCGCTGACTTATCTACAACTAGATAATAAAATAAAAGAATTGACTACAGAAAAGGATGCTTTGAAAGAAGCACTTGCTGGTGTAGTCGGTGTCACTGACACAGGAGTAGAGGTTCGTTGGTCTACTGTGGCTGGTGCCAAACAAGTCAATAAGGAAAAGGTCGAAGAACTTCTAGGCTATCTTCCTATAATCGAAGGCAAGGAAACTCTTCGCCTTTCTGTCAAACACAATGGAGGTAAGTAAATGGCTGCGCCAGAATCAACAAAGTTTCAAGTAAGTTTTTATTCAGCAGATCAAACGCTGATTAACTTATACGCATCAAGCAAGGAGGAACTAGAGTCGCTGTTAAATACAGCGCAGGACTTTTCACCACTCATTGGAAGTGTTGTCCAATCTTACAAAGGCTCTTCATCTCCTGCGCCCGTATCAAGTGCTGCTCCAGCAGCAAAACCACAGGTAGTTGAAGGCCAGACTCCTGAATGTAAGCACGGTCAGATGCAATTTAGAACAGGTAACGGAGCCAAGGGACCTTGGAAGGCTTGGATGTGCGCTGCTCCTAAGGGTGCGCCAGACAAGTGCGACGCAATCTGGGTTCGATAACCACGTGCGCGACCCACGAGAGTACGAAAGTCCTCTCTGTGCGGAAGTTGATGGCGAATACTGGTTCCCAGAAGATATATCTGGTAACGGAAAATACGAAGGTGTCAATCTCGCTAAACGTATTTGTGGAAACTGTCGTCACCGAACTGAATGCGCCGAATGGGGAATCAACAAAGAGCGCTATGGAATGTGGGGAGGACTCACTTCTAATCAGCGTAGGATAATTAGAAGACAACGTGGGATAGTTTTACCAAAAGAAGAAAGGGAGGAGAGAGGTGCTTAGGCTTTCTCGTGCGTGGCAATCCACTAACATTAAAGCCACGCCACTGCCTGATGTATGGAAGTCTCTCAACTCTACTGAAGTCAATGTAAAATTTAGAAGAGGACAAGTCTGTATGGTTGCTGCTGCACCCAATGCTGGCAAGTCTATGTTTGCTTTGGTCTATGCAATCAAGGCAAATATCCCAACGCTTTTCTTTTCGGCAGATACCGACACTGCAACTGTAATGATACGTACTGCTGCTCATCTGTCAGGTCATTCACAACTAACAGTTGAAACTAATTTACAAAAGAATACACGTCACTACCAAGAATACCTTTCTAAGATGCAGAACATACAGTGGGTCTTTGACTCCAGTCCGTCACTCGATGATATCGAGATGGAGATAAAGGCATACATCGAACTGTATGGAATTGCACCTGAACTTATAGTGATAGATAACTTAATGAATGTAGCAGCCGAGACAGATAATGAATGGGCTGGACTACGTGCAATTATGATGGAGTTACACGATATGGCACGCAAGACCGAAGCGTGTGTGCTAGTACTTCATCACGTATCAGAACAGAGTGAGTATGGATCTCCCACGATGCCCCCTCCTCGTCGTGCTATACACGGTAAGGTAAGTCAATTACCTGCCATCATTCTGACCCTTGGTTACGACCCCTCCCAAGGAATGCTTCGGGTTGCTGCCGTGAAGAATCGGTTTGGTCCTCACTACGCTGATGCTTCACGGTGGGCAACACTCTTTACAAACTTTGCTGCGTGTCAGATAGGTGATTCTGATTCGCAAGGAAGGGCATACTTACATTCTAATTTGCAGGTGAGACATTGAGTAGTTACAACAAGGCTAAAGGTTCTAAGTTTGAGACCGATGTGATGAAGTATCTACGACAACTTGGTCACTTTGCTGAAAGACTTGCTAAGGCAGGAGCCAATGATGAAGGTGACATAGTTACCATAATCGCAGGTCAGACCTATATTTTGGAGTGCAAGAATAGAAAGTCATTAGATCTTCCGCAGTTCTGGGCAGAAGCCCAGGCTGAGGCAGCCAACTATGCGAAGGCGCGGGGGCTTGTGGTTGATCCTCCAGCCTTCGTCATAGTTAAAAGGCGTAGAGGTAGCATAGAAGATGCTTGGGTAATACAGAGCCTAGAGAAATGGATAGAAAATGCCAGTACCACAAGGACAGATAACAAGTAGTGAGATATTTACTACACCAGAAGTACAGAAAGAACTCGAAGATGTACAACTACCAGAGGAACCAACTGAGGTAGAAGAGAAGGAACAAGAATGATTTGCAGTAGTTGTAAGTGGGCAGGCCATCACAACACTATTGGTAAGACTGATATGGCTAAAGAGTTCCACGATAAATGTAAAGGAGACTGCGCTTGCCAACACAAGACTGGTCCAGGGTGGTTCGTACTAAAAGGTCAAAAGCCTCCGTTGATGCAGACGCAATCCCCGTAGCAGTAATAGTTTCTTACTATGGTGGAGAAGTAAGAGAGGGTAAGAGCGCTAGTGTTAAGTGTTGTATACACGATGACTCAAGGCGTAGTGCAGTAATGAATACGTATGACAACTTATACTTTTGTCATACTTGCGGTAAAGGTGGTTCATCTGTCGCTATTGTGATGGAGAAGGAGAATCTGGAGTTCAAAGATGCAGTCAAACGAGCAGTCGAAATTGTTACTGGAAGTGGTCACACGCTACAGTCAAAGCATAGACGAGGCAACGCTAGGGTATCTCGAAGGACGTGGAATATCTAAGCAAGTTGCAGACCAGTTTATGTTGGGAACTGTAGTGGATCCTGCCTCTGGTCACGAACAGTTTGAAGGTTGGCTATCTATTCCTTACATCACTGCTCTTGGGATGGCAGTCAGCGTAAAGTTTAGAAGACTAGATGATGGTAAGCCTAAATATGGGCAACCAACAGGGCAGAAACTGCACCTCTACAATGTGGCTGATGTGGCA